TTTCAGCTTTCATATTTTGCTGAGCCAGACTTTCGTCTTCACATACGAGCGCGGTGTTTTTCGACACCTCATCCCGATCGTAATTGTATGGAGTTCTAACTTCCATCATTCATACGCTCCTCTTAAATTATCTAACATATCGATAGCTCCCATAATTGATTTGGTCGTACCATCGATACCTCTCATTACCTCTTTAAACGCTTTAACACTTGTACGTCTTAAAGACTGTAATAACGTATTTATCTCTTCCGCTTCCTCTTCATTAAAACCTTGCGTTTTATCTGCTATCTGTACATAACCATCAATCGCTTTAATCGCTTGCGCGACTAACCGATCTGTAAAACCTGACACAGTTGCAGCTGGCAACTGCTTCAAATTCATAATCTGTTTGGTTATTTCTTTAATTTCGGCTTCCGCCTCTTTCATTCTTGCTTCCGCTTCGCGGACCGGCCTTTGCTGACGCAAATTCTCCGCACTATTAATTGTGGCACCTAAATCTGGCATGCTCGCACTGGCTCCGCTCATTGCGGCATTGCCTCCCAACTTTGTTGCTAACATAGGATTTAATCCAGCCGCTTTCATATCAGCCACAGCACGCTGATATTGCGTGCGTGACTGTCCGTCTTGAAAACGCATCTGCTTATCAGCAGCTCGTTTATTAAAAATCCCTGTTAGCAAACTTCCAGCTGCAGCTGACCAACCGTTCATCAGAAATGGTCCACTAAACCAGGCACACTGTACATCGGCATTGGTCGTGCCATGTCTACATTAAAAAACGCGTCAAATATAAACTGCTTACCATTTGCTTCTGAACCAATTGCGACAACCCTTTCAACTGGCGGGTTATCCTCAATAAATGTGGCATTTAACGTTGGCACAGAACCAAAATTCTGCGCCAAATGCCACGCATCTAATGTACCCGCTGAGGTTGATCGCATATAACCAGTAACTTGACTGGGCTTATAACGATACTCTGCCCACCGTTCCTGATAACCAAATACGCCATCGTCATTCGACGTACCATCACAATAAATTTCTCTATTCTCTATGGCCTGTTCTCCAAGGTGGCTAAATACTGGGAAATAAAAATCGTAACGCGTACTACGCGAATACATCCTGTGCAACCCTTGCTGGTACGTCAGGTCAGCCCGTACCGATGCAAGGCCGATAATAATGCCATGCTCAGTAAAAGACTGAGAAAAACCATGACCGTCAGCGAGACCAGTACCCACAGCACCCAACGTACCAAGTGGGGTGTCTGTTCCTGTAGCCGCTGTTGCAGATTGCTGAGCAATTGGATTAATAACGATCGGAGCACTACCGCCTCCTAAATATTCAGGACGCTGTAAACGTGCGTCTGGACTTACAACGCCAAAATGGCTCCGCACGATCTCTGTATATCGTGTACCTCCGCGTGCATCGCGTTCTAATAACCGCTGCACTTGAAAACTATTACGAATACTGTTGATCGTAGCAGCTGTTGCAGCTGATAAATCAGCCGTCAACTCATAATCAGTATTCGTCGTCGTATGCCTAAAATATGCATCTTCATTAATTACCTTGCCCACACCACCTGAAAAATTCGGTGCCCCTGTCGCCACTATTGGTGCCGCATCGCCTAAAGGTAACGTTACCGCGTCACCTTTTTGCGGCCAGGGGAGGGCAGAGGTAAAGTAATCATGCCGCTTTCCGCGTCGTAATAACGTGTAGTTACTATAGGTGTCCGGCCCATCGCCTTTATCCACCGTAACACTGTCTTGCAAGTTCTCATCTCTAAACCACTCGTTGTAAATCAAATTGTACGCCCTGGTAAATAACGCAGAATGCGTAACTGAACTTGCGCTATCTACTTGTCCTGCCGTGGGCAGTCCCATGTAATCTTGCAGTGAATTCACCGCATAACCACCTGTCGGGCTGGTCATTGTCGGTATCGTATAATCGATACTGCTATCTGGGTTCGGATCCCGCTCACCCATAAACCTTTGCCAATTCGACCAAACTAGTCGATTTGGTACAAAGAAAAAGAAGGTGTCCAGGTACATATTGTCCATAACTGGGAATAGAGGAGTTGCCAGTCGTGTAAACGCCGTCATCCTACAGTTAAAACTGTCACCTGGAAGCACCTCGTCCACAAATATTGGGACTAAAAAACCCGCGTCAAAAGCCGTCTTCAACGTCTTCTGCGCATTAAACTTCGAGCGGGGTATTTCCGCTCGAGGAATCATTGAAAATTGATGCGCTGTCGCGCTCTGGTTCCTATGCATCATTGGCATTTGCATTCTCCATCTTCAAACTAGCGCAATTCGCTAACTTTTCAGCTTTATCAAAGACAGACATAATTCCTGTCTGTTCATCCCATGAACCTATAACATATAGGTCAAAATCAGACGCATGGTTATACAATTGCGAATTTTGCGGATTGTTAACCGCGTCTTGAAACTCTCTCAAGGCGACACCCCTTGTTGGTGGATAGAAGGGATCTTTATATGAATTTGCTACATTGTCATATAGCACTACTACTGGCTTTTCCATTACAAGTTCCTCTGTAATTTTTCTAATTTGGCTTGGAGCACTTTTTGACGTGCGCCAAGATCTGGTTGCTGTTCCTCGCATTCTTTAACTCCCTGCAACGCCCTGGACTGTTGTACGTATTCGTACAGATCCGGTGCTTGCTGTTCTAAACGTTTGAAGTAATAGCGGGGCGGTTTTGCTTTATGTCCATTAACTACTACATAGTCATGTGGGAACACATCGCTGCTATATTTATCTAAAAATTTTGCGCCGATACCTGGCTTTAAACTCATCTTGTTATATTCAGGAACCCGTGGCATCACTTCACCGGTTTCCCAATCAATTACTTGTCCTTTTTGTACTTCCTCCTGTTTCATTTTTTTCATCACATAACGTGCAACATAAGCAGCAGACTCAAAAGTAACATCACCAACAGAACTAAAACCGTACGGCCATAAGCTTTCCAGCTGTGCCGAGCGATAGAGGTCAGAACCGCTGTTAGTTCGTCTAAGAAACTCAATATCCTCAAAAGCAAAATTGAAGAGACAAGCGTGGTAATGAGGACGGCCACCGTTCGTCCCATACTCACCAGCCATGTAATAGCGAATTGGATAAGTACTTTTCCCAGTTCGAACATCAATGTTCTCCTTGTGTCCTTTAAATCGCTTCCGCAGCCGCTTCATAAACTTTTGAAAATCCGAATGTCTTAAACTGTTCCACGCTGGCGTTTCTTCATACGTCAACGTGATAAAGCAGTTTCTTTCCCACAACTGGGCCTCGTGCATACACCTTACGGCCCACTGTCTCGATCTCTCGAGCAGACAACCTTCGCAATGTCCACAAGGCAGCTGCAATTCTTGTATAGCGTCGTTTCGTCGCCAAAATACAACTTCCTTTTTATCTGTCCGCCACGCCTGGAGCGGGCTGAAACACGGCATTGCTCAAAGTCGCCATCCGCCGCGCATTGGATTACTGCGCAGATTTGCTACTTTTGTTCGTGATACTTGCTTCCTAAACTTGCTGGCCGAGCGGCCTTTGTTTACGCTCATTCGTTTAACTGGTCGCATAACGCTCTCCTAGTTTTGTGCGATCGCACATAAATGTCGCATAATCAATATTAAGTTCAATAACTTACGACACTATATGTTACAACCTATTACTCTTTGTTACCCTCGTACACAATACTTTAGTACGGGGGCCCCTACCCTTCTATTAAAAGGGTGTCACCTAGCACACTTTAAATCAAGTATAAACGTGTGCAGCTGACGCGGCCCCTATTCAGGGGCCTTGTCTGCATCGACCGCTTCCGCTGGGTCGACGCTACCTTTGTCCGCTTTCGCGGATTCCTTTTCCTGCTTTTTAATCTCTGCTTTTTTAGCATCGACCATCGCAAGAAACTTCGCCGGATCGTTATCGACTTTCGCTCTAACTTCTCCTGGCAATGAAAGAAACGCTGCTTCCGCTTCTTTCATCTTATTCTGCAACTCATGGTAATCCTTCGGTATTACCGTTGCATCAAACTCACTCCAATTAACTTCTTGGGCGGGAAGAACGCCGTATTTCCTTATCATTACATTTAAATCAGTTTCAGCTTTCATATTTTGCTGAGCCAGACTTTCGTCTTCACATACGAGCGCGGTGTTTTT